TAAAGTTATATATATAAATACCTACTTATAAAAATAAAAAAATTACATATTTATAATAATTAAGTATTATATAAAAATAACACATGTATAATATATAACTTGAATTTATAAATGTAAGTTAAATATAATATATAAGCGAATTTATAATAACTTTTTAAATAAAAGTATGTTAAGAAATTTGACAATATATAATAAATGTGCTTAATATGTAAGTATAAGGGGGAAATAAAGGGGGCAGAGATAGATAGATGTTAACAATAGATTTAGCGAGTTTATTTTATGTATTTTGTATGTTTATTATTGTGTTTAGTATAGGACTAGGTGTGAAAGGAGAAGAGAAGAAAAGTGATAATCAAGAAGAAGTATGTCGTAGCACACGGAAGAGAAGCAAGGGTAGTAGAAATCGTAAATCGTAATGCGTATTTTATCTATGCAATATCTTTAGATACAAATAGGTTGTTGTCTATCAGGTATGCTAACACTTTAGAGAATACAGAAGTTATGTTAGCAACGAATGGGGCTACACTTGGAAGTGTCATCTATTACAAAGGCGAAACAATAGATGTATCGAAGTTCTCTCAAGAAAGGCTTATACGATGTGATAGGGTTATGTATGGAGAAAAGCCTGTTAGATGTTTAACACAAAACATAAATATTATTATGCAAAAGGTATTAGGGGATAAGGACTATTCTATACTTAATACATTTAGGGCTAACAGGAATGGGAATCACTTTTATTTAGAAGAAGCTGAAGGATATACCGAAACAAGTCATTCTTATTTGGAGGCATTTGGATCATGTGTATTCATGCGTTAAACAAGGAAAGAATCCACGATGTATTAGGGACAATGCTAACAGGAATAGTAGGAATGTGTATTGTACTTGTAATGGACTATTACATATATATGTATTCCAAGAATAAAGACTTGGCATTGTATTCGAGTAATGTTGTATCAAGTATTGTTAGTACGTTGCTACTTAACGTATGGTATAAAAAAGCATTTAGTATAAAAAGGGTGGTATTCAATTTAGCATGTGCCTTATTGTCAGTATATGTAGGAACAAAGTTGGGAGAAATCATCAAGTTAGATTTCATAGAAAACGAATGTATAAGAATCCTAGTATTGCAAGGAATTATCGGTCTTATACAATTTATACTAGGACTTATCACAAATATTGTATCTTACCGTAAATTAGATAAATTAGATAGAAAGGGGTAGATAGATTGCCAAACGAAGTATCAAAACAAGATAAAATGGACTTAAAATCATTTCTTGCACCTGAATTGTTAGCCGAATATATGTCTTACAATATTAAGCAACAATTATATACCAAGTTTCGTGGGGTTGGACTTGCAATGGAAGTTGCGTGGGTAAAAGCTGGATTTCCACAAAAAAACGCTAGACCAAATGCAAGTTCATTTGAGAAGAATCATCCACTTATTAAAGATATTATCAAGACATTGCAAACAAGAGCCAAGTTAAACGGGCTAGGTAAAGAGAATAGTGTTATTTCAAAAGAGATAGCCAACAATGCTTTACAAGGGCGTACAGTGTTAGATATTATTGCAAGTAAGAAAGGCGAAGAAGCTAATCAATTGCAATTCTATGCAGATGTTATATCGGGTAATATCAAGCAACATAAGAAAACAACTACTACCGATAAAGAAACTGGAAAAGAAGTTGTTAAGGTTGAAGAGATAGAGCCAAGCATTAGTGAAAGACTTAAAGCTCGTGAGAAGTTAGATTCATTGCTTGGAATTGACGATGTAACAAAGGTTATTGGCGAAGTAGAAGTCAATAAAGATATTACAATCAAGATCGTTGATACAACAGCACCTAAAGATGTTATCGAGCAAGTGCCTGTTATAGATGTGGATGCTGAAGAACTTGAAGAAACCGAAGATAGCGAGAGTGAGAGTGAGAGTAATGAGTGATGAAGCATTAAGTGTAGGCATAACAAGAGAAGAGCCAAAACACCAAGCAATAGGAACTTATGAAATCGTTATTCCAAAAGTATATGCACCTATATTTACAGATAAAGAGCATAATAAATTCTTGCTATCAAGTGGACGTTTGAGTGGTAAAACATCAATTCTAGTCGACTTAATTTATGCTACTATTAACGCTAAACCTGATAACGATATTGTATTGCTACAAGCAACAAGTGCTGAAATTAAAGACAGTATTATCAATGAAATTGAAGCATTCTTTAGAAATAAAGGATTTGATGTAGGCGATAAACCTACAAATGAAATATATATACCTAAATCAAAGGATAGAGTAATATTCAATGACGGAGCGCATAAAGGTGGAATTTATATCTTCCCAATTACCGACTCTAAAGGTGGTCAACGTGCACGTGGTATTAAGACACCACATCCATTGTCATTAGTATTGTTTGAAGAAATACAAAAGAATAAAGATTCAAACGTTGTAGAACAAGCCTTAATTACATTCATAAGACAAACTTCAAACGATTGTAAATTCGTATTAGTAGGTAATAACGAAACATTAGGACATTGGTTTACACGTTGGAGCGCTAAAAAGCGTAAAGACCCAACTTGGGTATATATTTATGCAAATTGTTATGATATTTGGACTTTATTATCAGAAGAAACTAAAAAATACATTGAAGATTTCAAAGCTTCTGACCCAGTAGAATTTAGAAGAATCTATTTAGGAGATGTAAAAGCCACAGTTAGTAATAAAGTATTCCCACAATTCGTGCGTTCAATACATTATAAATTAAGAAAAGACCTACCTAACAAAACAATAGTAAGGTTATTTATCGGTATCGACCATGCTACTGCAAACGATAAATTCGCAGTTGTGCCTGTTGCAATACTTACAGACGGAACTTGTTGTGTATTAGAAACTTGTGTAAATGACCCACAAGAAACACAACGTGCTTTAGCACCTACCGAGCAATGTGAGATATTAGATGAATTCCTAGAGTTTTTAGATAGACAATACGGCTTTTATTATAATATGACTAAAATTGTAATATCAATAGACGGAGCTGCGAGCCCATTTATTGCACAAGTTAGACATACAAAGCATATAAGTCATAATAAGATATGGCGTAATATTATAATCAAAAAGTTCACTATGAAGAAAAAGGATTATAATATGGGCTTAATCAAGTCTGCATTAGCACTTAAAGTAATAACAATTTTAAATGAAGGTAAATATGAATGGGATGGAACTAGAAACCATCACTGGTTGTGCCATGAATTGGAAGCACAAACATATAAAAATGGTAAACTAGATCCTGCTATTCCTAACGACGTCGTTGACGGACTAGAATACGGTCTAATTCCTTATTATACAAATTGTTATAATCTTTCATGGCCTACAAGAAATGAAGATAATAGTAAAGTAAGTGAAGTATTAAAGAGAGCTGAAGTATATAAAAAATAAAAGGAGTGAAAATATGGATATTAACAAAGTAACACCACTAGAATTTGGAAATACTGAAATGGATGTAGTAGTTAGAGAAACATTAAGTGAAGATAATCAATTATCAACTACACAATGGTATAAAAGATTAAATTTACCAAGAGAATTTACAAAAAAGAAAACTGAAAAGGAAGTAAATAACGAACTTTTATATAATTTAAAGTGTGAAAACCTTAAAATGTTAGTAGTTTTAAAGAAAGAAGTAGAAGATTACAATAAATTCTTAAATGAAATGCTAATTCCTGCAGTAAAAGAAGAAAATAAAGAAAGTGAAGGTAATAAATAATGGCAGATATCAATCAAATGGCAGTAAATAAGGCAGTAGCAAGTGCTATGCGTAGAGAAAAGGAAACAGTAAGCGATGATGTAAAGTTCCAAAGAGCTATGATTCGTAACGAATTAGAAACAAATGAGCTTTTAACAAGCCTTATTGTAGAAATCAAGCAATATAATGCTACAATGACACAAATCGGTATGCCTGCAATTAAAACTTACATTAGAAATATGACAAAGGCGATTCATAAAGCCGATGAACAAGCCAAATCCCAAGAGAACACTAAAGATTTGGGAAAAAATGTAAAGTAATGATATAATTAAATAGAAAGGAAGTGTCGTGAATGCAACACACAATTCTATATACAGCAAGCAATACTGCTGACGAAAATAATATTATCAATTATGTTGTAACTAACCCGTTCTATTTATTTGCACCAAGTTATTATTATAACTATTATTCAACCTATTTAAGAAACTGTTTACGTTACTATGACGGTAACGTGAACGTTAAGGTTGGGAAGAATACTATAACAAACTCATTATCATTGCAAAGTATAGCAAGGGGTATTACAGGCAAGCTATTTGCAAATGGTATTGATTTTATAGGTCCAAATGGTGCTAGAAATAAGATAATTGACTGGGCTGAAAATACCGCCGATTTTGAAAAGGTAGTAAAGGAAGCGTGGACTTATGCCGAAGCAGGTGGTAGTTCAATTATCAAAATCAATAGAACTGAAGATATGAAGTATTATATTACAGCTCATAGAATAGATAATTTCTTTGTAGATGTAGATAATAGAAACAATGTAACAAGATGTAGAACATACATTGATGTTATTCAAAACACTGCAAGTGATAATACACACTATATGCTATGTGAAGAAAGATATTTTGATGACGAAGGAAAGCCTAGAATTGTATATAATATTTACGAAGGAAGCGGTAGCTTACAAACCGAAGGTATGGATAAACCAACCGAAGTTGAAAAGAGTGAAAACTTTGTTGTAAATAAGAAACCTAGCAAGTGGGAGAGTATTCCTAAAAAGATTAGAGATGTTATTAAAAAGAATTATCCTGAAATAATTTTTGGAGATGCACCTGCATATTTAACTTTCCATGATAGTTTAGGTGTATATAAAATTGACTTTACTGAAGGCAACCCAAGAATACCTAACTTCTGTTTCGGTCAACCTATTGCTGATACTTTACAAATTGAAGCAGTGCAATTAGACCAATTAAAAGTGTTTGAAAAGAAAGAAGTTAAAATGGCTCGTGCTAGAGCAAACGTTCCAAGCCAATATATGAATCCTGATGATCCAGAGCAAAAAGAAACACTTGATGAAGATTACTATGTTAAGTTAGAAATGTCTGAAGATGGTCAAATTGTGCCTATGCAATTCGCATTAAGAGCCGACCAAATTAGAATGCAAAAAGAAAATATCTATCGTGATATGGCATTTAAACTTAACTTAAGTACAAGCACTATTGCATCATTTATGAGTGAAGGCTCAAGCTCAAAGACTGCAACTGAAATTATAAGTGAAAAGACAACAACTGATACAACTTTCAAATCATGGAAGAGAAGTATTGAAAGAGTATTGAATAAACTTATAAGAAAAATATGCTTACTTATTGATTGTCCAACAGGCGAATATGTTAAGTGCTCTATCAAGTATGAAAACCAAGAAAGCCACATTGATAATGTTAAAGTAAATACAGTTGCTTTACAAAGCGGTTTTATGAGCCCTAGAAGATATGTAAAAGACACATACGGTTATTTATCTCAAGAAGAACAGGATTATGAAATAAATTATATCGAAAATCAAATCAGATTACAGCAATCTATGGCTTTAAAGCAACAACAACAGCAACAACAAGAAGTTGAAAGAATGGAAGATGTAGATACATCACCTGAAACACGTGAAAGTGTTAATGGTGCAAATCCTAATAAAACAGATTTTGAAAAAATAAAAGAATAATATATAATATTGTTGAAAGGAGCTAACTATAACAATGAATTTTAATAGAATTTTAACAAAATTAGCAAATGCAGATTTAACCGAAGAGCAAGAAGCTCAATTAGAGCAATTACTTACTTCTAAAGCTAAACCTGATGAGCAAGGCCAAAAAGCCGATACACCAAACCCTAATGAAGCCGAAAAGGTAGATAATAAAGGCGAGGAAAAATCTCAAGAAGTTGAGTCAACTGATACTGATACAAAGGTTGAAGAAAACAAGACTGAAGAGTTAGGAAAGAAAGAAGAAACTAGTCCTGAAGTGGAACAAAACGCTGTTGATTCACAAGAAAAGGCCAAAGAAAATGTGAATGGGCAAGTCATTGAAGAAACTAAAGAGCCAAGTGCCGATGGACGTCCTATTACTGATTTTGCATTAAACGTTGATGTAGATGAAAAACTTAAAGCTCTAGAAGCAAAGTTTAATGCTATTGTTGACGAAAACGTCAAATTACGTAAGGAACTTGATGAATCTAAAAAGAAAGCCGATGATTTACATACAAAATATGAAACTAACGGTTTTGGCAATTTAGAAAGCAAGACTAACGTAAATAAGGACAAACCTACAAGTGCTAATTCATTTAGCGCATATTGGAACGAAACACATTAAAAAGAAAAGAGGTAATTAAATTATGGCATTCGTAACAAAAAATGGTTTTGATGTTGAACATGGTTCATCATTAGTAGTTTATGAAAACTTATTCCCAAATTTAAAACACATTAAAGGTAAAGGTGTAACTGAAGAATACGTATCAAAAGAAGATATTATGGAAGTTGATACAATCGACATTACTCGTATTTTACCAAAGAAGATTCATTATCGTGCTATTGGTAGTACATTAAATGCTACAAATGGTAAGTGGATGAATAAAAATAACGCAAATGGTGGTCCTACACCTGAATCAGTACATTATTCATTATTCGTTAACTTCGTATATGATGAAGATACTACTATTCCATTTGCAATGATCCATTCTACACAAGTTAACTTTGAGCAATATGTAAATAAGAATATTACTGACTGCTTCGCACAAACATTAAATGCATTCACTTGGGCTAACCAAATCAAAGCATTCTTCGATGACAATACTGCAGTAGCAAAATCAGTATTCAAGTATGATGCAAATACTACACCTGCTCAAGCATTCCAATTAGCAAATGCTAACTTACAAAGCGATAAGTCAATCGGTGCTTTCACAATTCCTATGGAAGAAAGACAAGCATTCATTGATTATGACTTAAACGCTGCGTTAAAAGCACAATATGCAACAAATGCAAGTGAAGCTGCCGCACAAATCAATGCAACAGGCTTTATGAACCCATTTACTCAAGCTGAAGGAAAGAGAATTGACTCAAGAACTGGTATTTGTGGTATCTATGACGGTGTCTTAATGACATTAGTTAACGATGTTGAAAGAGATAACATTTATGAAGTATTAGGTGTTTCAAGCGATGCTACTACTAAAGCAATTCTTGATAAGATTAAAGGATTCATCGTTTATGGTGGTTCTACATTACGTGGTATTGCTATGGAAGGTATTTCAGCAAATGAACATCCATTCCAACATGGTTCAGTTGTATTAAAGCCATTCAATAAATTTGGTGTTAAGTGCTTATCAGGTAAGTCAATTAAGGTTATCACAAATGATACAATTGCCGATGCCGATTTAGCAACAGTTAAGGCTGCATTATCTATCGCAGTTAACATTGAATCTGCAACACAAGACCCAGACTATCAATCAGGTGCTCAAAACTAAATAAAAAAATAAAAGGTTACTAGAAATAGTAGCCTTTTTTCTTTTACATACTAAAGTAATGTGAAATCTATGTGAAATAATGTTAAATAATTTGCTAAAAATAAAGAAATAAAGTAAAATAAAAATGTAATCGAAAAGATTACAACTTGATTTTTTTCATTCATAAATAAACATTACACAATAGATAGAAATTGCTTTCCCCGTTTTTTCTATCAAGACGCTATATCAAAAACCTTTCCATAAGATATAGCGTTTTTCTTTTGCACTTATGTATTTTGCTTAAATTTAACGTATACAAGCATTTTAGAGTTAAAATGAATAATTAACCATTTATTGTATAAAACACGCTATACGCTTAAATATGCTTAAAATAAAGGCATATAAATAAAAAAGGCACTTTAATAAGTGCCATGCGAGAGATAATTATGTTTGATAAATACAAATCTATTAGAAGGTTTATAATATCTACATAGTTAAGTATAACACATAAGTTAAAGCAATACAACAATTTCACGCAAATTTGGGAAAAGAGTATGTTTATAATATAATATACTTGAAAGGACGTGAAAGCATGGCTAAATTAGTTAAAGTAAGATTTGGTTTAGGTAAATTAAGCGAAAAAGAATACATTTATATGGCTAATGATAATGTTAAAAAAGGAACTGTCTTAATGCCTACCGTAAATAGATGGCCACAACATGGGCCTTATTCAACAATGGGCGTAGTTCAAGGAACATTAAATATGAATGTTAAGCAAAACCAAGAACTTGTTAAGCAAAATGTATTTGATAAAGATACAGGCGAATTAAATATTGCCAAAGCCGATAAGATTTCAAGAGAAGAATTAAACAAAATCAATCCACAATTAAGAGATGAAAGTGGTAAATTTGCATATACAGGAAATGCTGGTCGTGGTATTACAGGTAGTGGTAGAGCTGGAACTTATGCTTTTGGTTTTGACCAACAATTAGATAGAAAGAATCCTGAATATCAAAAGTTAAGAACTGACAGAGCTAACGAACGTCAAGAAGATATGAATACTGGTAAGACTCAAGAAAGTTTTAGTGAGTATGCTAGTAAATACTTTAAAGAGTAGGAGATGAAATTATGACATTTTATACAGCACCAACATATACAGAAGTTGAGCTTGAAAATTTAGAATTAGAAGAAATGCACTTTCCTTACAACGATACCGAGTTGTATTACAATGGAAAGACACATCAATATGAAATTTTGGAGCAAGCATTTAAGAATCGTGGAATAAATATTAGAGCCGATTTAAAGGCACGTGGAATTGATGATTTAGACGGCTTTTTAAAAAGAGTTAGTCAAAAGTTCTATTTATATGCATACAAGCATTGTTATATGAATAGTCCTATTGCTATTAAATACTTAATTGCAGTTAAAGGAATTGTTACAATGGGGAATTTATATGAATATAGACAACAAATCATTGAAATTATGGTAATGCTAGGCGAATACTTATGCAATAATGGAGATGTTTCACAAGTGAGTGGTTTTGATTTAGACAGTGGTGCTACTACTGATATTAGATCATTACGTTATGAAGAAAGAGATTATCCAGCCGAGATGAAAGCAGTTATGCACCCACTTGGTTTAGATTTTGCAGGTAAATACAGATTTTATGTAGACGGCATTGGAAAGGAGTGGTAATTATGTTTTTAAAACCAACAAAAACATATAATCACAAACCAAAAGCGCAATTATACAAAAGATATACACAAGTATTAAATACTTATGGTTTGCCTTTAGAATTAGACTATGTATGTGTAATGATACTAGGCACATGTTATGGTGTATATGACTTGCATAATAATATGACACAAGTTGAATGGAATCAAGGCATAAGCCTTTATGAAAATAACAAGTGTTTAATTTTAAATTATGTAAATTCAACATTTTATAATCCAGTTGACAATAAATTCTATAAATTAGCAAGCATTGTTAACGGCGAAACTTTAGAAGAGAATAGTGCTACATTTGAATCTAGTGAAAGAAATATATATGATGTTGCAAAAAATGCTTATACTTTTCCAGAAGAATTGCAAATGGATAAATTTTTCTATGTTCAAGATTTTGACTATATAGAAGAAAATGACACTGACATATCAAATACACAACTTACAAAAGGCGCTACTATCAAGGTTGAAACAATGAATATTCGTTGGGACGTTGAAAATATACCTATTGAAAAAGATGATTATTTAGTAATTGATAATAAGATTTATCAAGTGGGCGACATATCTATTAGCAAGAAATATAAGCCTATGTTAAGTAAAACATATAGAAGTGAGTTGATGAGAATTGTATAAAGCAAAATACACATTATCACAACTTGTTAAAAGTGGTGTCATGAATGAGTTATTCGGCACTATTACAAAAGAAAGAAAAGTTGCTAAAAGCGATGATATTAAAGTAGATGAGCTTAACGCTTTTAATATTATGTCAATTTTAGCAAATTTATGTATTACTGCTTTATTAAGTTATGATTCTAACGTTAAAGCAGTAGTGCGTGGAAATTCACACATTCAAGTTGATGTGAATTATGATATAGAAACTTCTTACAATGCAGTTTTAAGCAATTTACAAGCAAATAAGACACTTATTCAAAGTTATGCTAATCATTCTCAAGAATTAGCAAGTGCTTTAAATTCACAATTAAAGTTTGATTCTAAAAATAAAGATAAAGGTAAATTATACTTGAGAATAAATAATCTTGAAGAAGTAAAGTCAATGACACCTAGACAAAAGAAAGCATTATTAGACAATATTGTTGAGAATATCTATTTTAATAGAGATTTTGCCAAAGCACAGGCAAGTTTAGGACTTCGTGGCAAAAACAATAGAGATATGTTTTTCACAAGTATGTCTAGCGGTCAAAGAAAAGGTTATTCTACTCTATGCAGAGAGTGGGAAAGAAAGGTGGGCTACAATGGAATATAATCCAATTTTTACAAATTTAGATCTATGCCACATTATTAGGAACATTTGGGAAGATAATTCTTTCAAAATTGTTATGGATAAAAACAAGCCAATAGATATAGATACATTTTTAAATGTTAAATTCTACGCATTTAAGTTTGACGCTAATTTAAACGGATATGACAGTTATCAAGATATGACTGAAGAAGATATGAAACGTATTATTGCAAACGGAAATTTTGGAACTTGTCTTGTAGAACAATATAATCGTGAAACTTCTTTTAGCAAGAATTTTGAAATCTTATCAAGCACTATCCGTTTAACATTCGCTTTACAAGAAACTAAAGCTAGTGTTTTAGATACATATATTCAATACTTGCATGAAACTAGAAGATGCAATTATGACTTGTTTGAAGATGTTAACGGAAAGAAATACAAGTATTTCGTTGATTTTGGCACTTTAGAAACGCTAGGAGATAGTTTTCCAAGTGCTTTAGGTAAAATTGCAATCTATCAAGTAGACGTTAAATTAGGCGCAATTTTAAACGCTATTGCTTATGGTAGTGGCGTTGATTATAGAATAGGTTTAGGCAACGAAATTGAAACGTGGCCTTATACAGATGACAACCATACTACTAAAACCGAGCCTTTATTATTTAACGCTATTAAATCTAATGTTACTTTCCAAACAAGACCTGCTACTATTTACAACAAGTCTATCGGTCAAATTCTAACATCAGGTTCAAGTGTATTTGTATTTGAATCATACGATTTCGTAGATGAAGATACAATTATTAAGCAAATTATCAATACTGCTAAAATGACATTGGCTAGTCATTGTTATGAAAATGGTGTAGATATTAAGTCCGAAGTAGTATTGAATGATAATTTAGCAGTCAATATCTATGAAGTAAGGGGAAATAAGAATTATGTATATACATTTATCTTAACTTCTTTCGATGAAGATATTGTAAATAGCGAGTTTGTTAAGAGAACAATAACATTACAATTAAGACCCAATTTAGTTGAATAGGGGGCGGTAATATGGCGTTATACAAACAAACTAAACAAGCCGTTACAATTACTGTAATCGGTAAAGGAATTGGTGGTGGTAGGGGTAAATCCGCTGCCGAAAAAAAAGCTAATGAAGATAGTGAAGAAGAAAAGACAAGAAAAATGAATAGTGCCAAAAGAATTGCAATAAAGACTGCCGTAAATTTTGCAACAAGAACTGCACCTAATTTTATTATCGGCAATATTAGTGCATATACAGGCGATAGCAATTTCCAAGCCGAAGTTCAACGTAAGCAAGAAATCGTTAGCGATGTAATATCTACTTCCGTTAACACTATTGTAGGGTTTGCAATAAATCCGGCACTTGGCGCACTTCAATTAACAACAAGTTTAGTAAGTAATGCTATGAAATACGAGCAAAGAAATATAAATCAAGCCGTTCAAGAATTTAGGCAAACTCAAAGTGTAAACTATGCTAAAGCTAGAAGTGGTATTGATTTAACTGACGGAAGGACTAGGTTAAGATAATATGAGTAAGACTAATAAAATTAAAGCATATTTTTATACCGATAATGCACCACATACCGGTAATGAAATTCATAATCTTTTAATGCCTGTTACATATACTGAAACACTTAACGGCGAAATAGACACAATGGAATTATCTTACATAGATTCTAACAAAGATGCAGTTTTACCTTCTACTAGACTTAACATTGTTGTTGAAACAAATGAAAGTGAAACAATAGAAATGGTTGTTAGAAATGACAATGTTGAGAAAACTGTTTTGTCTAGTGGCACTCATTATACACATAGATTGTCTTTAGGAAATCCTGCTATTGAATTGCAACAACGCACATGCGATAACTTCTCTATGACTTATCGACTTGAAGATGTTACTCTTGCCTACGACAACATTAAGCAAGGTCTATTATCTAATATTACTAAATATTTCGGTAGAGAAGGTGATTTCCATAAAGATAGCCGATTATCTGAAGGAGAATATAAATGGGAATTTAGAAGATCAGGTGGCTTTATTTTCTATACTACTTATGAAGTAAATATTGAAAAACAAAAGACAATTTTTACTAGAGAGCAAGTTTTCACTAAACAAGGCACTTTAATGTTAAGAGACCCGATTTCTACTGACGGATACGAAGATATTAAAAATTCAGTTGTTTATGATGACGGAATAAATCAACCACAAATTGAAGAATTAAATCAAGACGGGGCTATTTTCGTAAAAGGTGGAAATCAAGATTCTTACATTTCTAAATCTATTGTTATGAAAGACAATGAGCCTTATTACAAAATGTATTGTCCTATTTTCCAAATGTATGAAAATGACGTACATGGAAACGAAATGACAGTAGATAGCTTTAGCACTATTCTTGATGTCAAATTCTTTTTAAAAGATTATAACATTGTTACAAAAAAAGAAAAAGTATATGACCCAATTGTTATTAAAATGCCAAGAAAATTATTTAACGATAGATACGGACACGGCAAAACAAGTCCATCAAGTTATTTAAGTGCAAATGAAAATGATTGGTCTTTAGTAGGTAAACAGCCAAAATTCTTTGGTGGCACTACAACATCTTATGAAAGAGATGTAGTTAACTTATGGGAAATTGACGGAAATGTATCTAACGATATTGTAGCCAATGGTAATTATAGAGATTATACATTCTGCACAAATGGTATTAGTGATTTAAATGCATACAATTTTATAAGCGATTATGATGAACCTGCAGGGCAACTTATGCAAGAGGAGGCACAAGGCTTTAAATTTTCAGTAGGTTTGATTTGTAAAAACAATGATACTTATTGTAAGCAAGAATTTGATAACAACGATATGGAAGCACTTATGCGTGCTTGTGGTATGATTCAAGAAATTAAACTTGAGCCTAACCATACTTATAGTTTTAGATTCCAACCTGTGTTTACTGACTGCAACGGAAAAGAAACCAATGATATTTACGAAGTTGAAAGAATGGTCGGTAAAGTAACTGTTAACTATGGTGGAGGAAAAACATTTACTGAAAGTGATACTGAAGGACACCCATTCTATGATACTCATGCACCTATGGAAGCAACTAGTTATTTTAAAGAATATTCTTTCAGTGTTTTAGGTAAAGATAATCTTAATGTAAATTTCTTTGAAAGTTCAATGCCTTTAACTGCTTTAGACTTATTCAATAAAATTAAGTCAGTAAGTGGCAGTTATGATTTAAACGTTTATGGAGACAATTATCAAGCTTTAGCAAATACTAAAATCATTGAAAGCATTTATACTAACAAGAATTGTTGGGAAATGATACAAGAATTAGGCAAATACGTTCACGCAAAGCCTATTATTAAATTCGATGATGTTAGACATACCGATTACAATATATTCGGTGGACTAGAATTAACATTTAGACCTTATGGAAATGCTAACATTAAAGAGAATTCTAATAACCTAAACTCTGTATTCTCTAGTAGAGATATTCAAGATTATATTTGTGAATTAGATGCATACACAACAAATCTATTCCAATATGGAAGCGTAATTGAAGAATACTTAAAGCCTAACGACAATGACGGAAGTCAACTTGTTGTTACCGATAACGCAGTATTAAAGACTAAATATCCAATTCTTGAAATTCTTGAAATGTCTTTCCAAGTTGTATATGGGCCACACGCTAATACTTCTATTTGGTATGATATGACTAAATTCGTGTATGAGCATAATATTTACAAGTGTTTGCCAATTACATATTCACAATCATTCTTACATGCTAAATCTAACTCAATTTATTTCCATTTAGGTGGAACTGAAATTCAAGGCTTACAATACAAAGCACCTGAAGGAAACAATATTCAACCTTATGCAATAAAGAATATCTTAAAGCAATTATCAAGCGAAGAATTTATTACAAATTGCGTATTTAGAATCAAGTATAGAACTAAAGATAATATGCGTGTGCCTTATTATAGACCTGATATTAGAAAGTATCTATATCAAAACAATACTGAAACAACACCTAGACACGCTCAATTTACTAACCAAAGCGACAAATATTTAGACGCTCAAAAATATGGCGAAAATTGTTATGGTAATTTAATTAGAACTGGAAATGCTCAAATTACACGCAGTGAATGGAACTCTACTTTTGACAAACGTATTAAAGCTGGCGATTTAGTAAATATTGGCACTGATAGATATTATGTCGCTAGTGCTACTACATTTATTTATCCTGAACATATTGAGCAACAAGTTGATTACACAATGGATCATAATGCATTATCTCAAATTGTAGGTATAGATAGTGAGCCTAGATTCTATGAAATAAGCGAACAATCTAGTGTAACAAGAGAAATTATAATTCCAATGCTTGTTGAATTTTATTCAGTCGATAGTGGAGAATACCCACCTACTGAATATCCGGCAGTATCACATGGTAGATACAAAGGAATTAACTTGAATAATTGGGACTATTTCAAAGACGTGCTTGGAATAATTACAGGCGAAGAAAGTGCAAGACCTAATTATGCTAAAATAACATTCTCTTATGAAGATGAAGCTAATCAAATATTTATGTTGCCTGTAAACAATGTTGCAAGTGGACACACATTTATATCAAGTGTTGTTGCAGAAGATAACTATAATATAGGCGATAGTGAAACAAGCACCGCAGTAGGTGGAGATGTAAAAAAAGCAAGTTGGTTAAGTCCTACATTAAATGTAATAAATGGTGTTGCATTGTCAGGTATTAGTGATAACGCATATAAGATTAAAGAGCCTAACAAATATACTGATAGATTCGGTAAAGTTAAGAGCGTTCAAATCGACTTATGCAATTATAATATATCTCATGAAAACTACAACGATGACAACTTATCTTTAATAGAGCAACTACCAAAATATGATTCAAAAATGGAAAGTGATATTGAATATAAGTTATCTTATGTAGCACAAGATGTTAACAAAGATAGTAGAGAAACACTAAAATTTAATATGTGTTTAAGTGCTATTACAAATAGTGATAGACTTATTGTAAGTTCTACTATATTTAATCCTAAAGAAACTGATAATGGCACACCTGTTGAATTTAGAGTTGTCTTGTTAAGTGAAGAAGTAAACAAATTCTCTAAAGCTAGAGTAAATCAAAAATATATTGCTATATCTTCAAATACAATAAATATTCGTAATACAGCAGGTCTTAACCCAATTATAGATTTCGGTGTAGGCCTTGCAACATACAGTGAAGAAATTAACTGGGATAATGTAAAAGCAATTGCAGTTGTTTACGATATAAATACATTTAACGGATATATTAACGCACAATATCTTGTTGCTAAAAATATAACAGGTTTAACTTCTTATCAAAAGCAACATACTTCAATTTATGCTCATCCTAATCGTAAACCTAATGCAAATATTAACAACCAAGATTAAAGGAATAGGCTTTATGCCGATTTCCTTTTTTTTATCTACTTGTTATATAATATTATTAGGAAGATAACTTCCAAGAAAGGAGTCATTCAAAGAATGCTAACATATAAGATTTTTCTTAATACTGATATGACTATCAAAGATGTTATTTCTAGTGGTAATCTTGTACAATATTCTTGGAATAATATTTCTGTGAATGTTTACATACCTAAAGCCATTTATGAAACATCTCCTAGCATATCAAACACTGTATCTATGACATTTACTCAAACTAAAGAAAATGGTGATACAGTTATTACTAACGACGCTAGATTATACGAATTTAGCTATGTTAAAGATAATGTAATGGTAAACAATATTGAGTATGTATTGCTTACTAGACAAATGCCACAACAAATGACATTATATTTCGGTAATACTCAAAAATTCCAAATCAACCATTTGGTAATAAGTGATAACGAGCTTATTTCATTTGCACAAAGCCCATTGTATCAATACGAAGTATTCCAAGCAAGTAATACTCAAGAAATTCACGACGAGCCTTCTACTGCCGATGAATTACAAGCCGATATCAATCGTGCTAAAGAAGATATTGAATCACTTAAAACTTACAAGCAAGATAAATCAAGCACTAATATTCATGTAAGAACTACAAGTGCAGTTGATGATGACCCACAACAATTTACAACAAGTGTTGAATCAGGCTTAAATGTATTAAGTGTTAGAAATGATGACTTGGAAATTGACAACAAGAAAAACAAAGAAGATATTGCCGATATTAAAGCCACAATGACTTCTCAATTTACACCACTTGGTAAATTAGACGGCAATACTTCAGAGCCTACTTTAGCTCAAATCAATGCTTGGTTATCAGCACAAGGCATTACACAACTTGAATTAGGCGATTTAATCACTTATGTAGGACACGTTACAGGAGCAGTAGATACTAACTACAATTGCTTATACACAAAGAATGGTTGGATTTGGTATGAAACTACTTCTTTAGAAACTGCTAGCAATACTGAAATGGGTATTGTTAAAGGAAACGGAAACAATACTAATTCTAACGAAGTAATTGATATTCAAAACGGCGAAATTCAAGGTATCAAGGTCAAAGATATGAACGGAACTCAAAGATATTTGAAAGGTTATATCAATGATCTAGAAGATAAACAAGCCAAAATTTTAGACGGAACAACTTCCGTTCCTAAAGCTACTAATTCGCAAAATGATGGTTTAGGCAATAATATTCAAGCAACATATCAAACTAAAACTATCGGTGCTTCAAAGCAATATGTAAAAGATTACGCTTTAGCAAAAATGTTTAATGAATTGAATTATATCAACTATGATGCAATTCATACTGATATTGAACATGGTTTTGTTGGTGGAAATATTCAAAAGACTGTTTCTACTATCGGCGATGTTAAATTGTTCGACGCATATTATAAAACTACTGCATACGAATATGAATTATCACAAAACAATGTATTTAGCATTAGTTTACCAATTATGCTAAATGTATCTAAAACTGCAAAGATTAAAGTTGTAGTTAAATGTGATAATAATGCTACTGACAATAACGATACACCATTTGTTATTGGAACTGCTGAATCTGATAATATTTCATTTGTTGCAAATCAAGTATCTAAAGTTGATATTCAAGGCTCATTTACTTCTTTAACTCAACCAATTACTATTACACCTGAAAAGCAATTAGTTGTAGAAGTATATATCTTTAATACTGATATGCAATCATTTGAAATCAATATTTATAACACATTATCTCAACCTTCTACATTTACATTGACTATTCCTTATCAAACAATTCAAATTGTTGAAGGTGGCGCAATAGGTCAACAATATTTGCATCGTGTTTGCAATTATAATGCTACTGCTACATCTACACTTGGTGTAGGTTGGGTTTTCGATATTGACACTGAATTAGTAAATAATACCGAGCATAAATTTATTGCTAGAATTACTGATTTAAGTCGACCATTAGAAGATAAAAAATATATTAGAGTTGCAAGTGGTGGTGTAGAAATTCCTGTTATTGCTACTTTTGAAGAAGGCGAAGAACAACAACCATATTTCGATGAATACTTCAATAAATTCTTATATTTCGTTGATACCAATACATCTATTATTATGTTTAGTGCATTTTATACAAACGGTCAATTTATTATTGTAGAACCAAATGACGTAGATTATGCGAAAACATTTGATATAGATGCCATTATGAATGGTGTTTACCCAGTAGGCAAAGCAAAAGCCGATGAAAACGGAAATAACATTGCAACAACTTATGCAACTAAAACTGAATTATTAAACGGAAATCCTAAACCATTATATCATTTAGGTGCTTATGATAGTTATGTTGACAACGGAGATGGAACTACTACAATTACAAGACAAACAGGATATGTAGATTTAGGTAGTTTGAATTGGATTTATAGCCCAACTAATAATTTCTATACATCTGATGATGCTTTGGCTTCATATATTCTAAAACCATCAACTAATGGAAGTGGTGCAGTTATTACTTGGGCTTGTAACACAGCAACTCCTACCTATGCGGACAATGTTTATTTAGGAAATAACGGAGTTGCAGTTGGAGTTAATGGCACAGTTTATTTCAAAAACGAAAATACTAACTCAACAACAAAACCAAGTGGTTTACTTCAATACAAACTAGCAACATCATATCAAGAAAAAGTAATAACAAATCAACCTTTAAATACATTAGACCAAAATGGTAGCCAATGGGTAAGAGATGAGTGGGAAAAAGGATTAAATAAGTTTAATAATCCTTATACTTATACTAATGCTAATGCTAATGGAGTATCTATTACCATTAATAAAAATAGTTGTATGTTAAATGGAACGTCAACGGCTGGTTATTATCACGAGTTAGGCTCAATATCTTTAAAAGCTGGCACTTACTCTTTTAAAGAATATATATTAAGTGGCTCTTTTAGTGGCACTAATATATCACTAGATAATATTAAGTTTGGTTTATATGATACAAATATTAGTGGTTTAGCATTAGAAAATCGTGAGGGAACATTTACATTAACTCAAGATACTACAATAGATATAGTTATATGGTTTGGCGAAAGTGGAATAACATTTAATAGTTGCTCTATTGGTTATATGGTAGTTGATGGCGACCACGCTTATCATTATGTTCCATATAACGAAAACAAACATATTACAAATGGAGAGGCAACTCTTTTAAAAGAAGAGTATGAAAAGAGTTTAAATTTATTAAATTTACCAGATGTTGCAGAAACAACTAAAAATGGAATTACATACAAAGTTAAAGATGGAGTCCTTACTTTAAATGGAACTGCAACTGCTACTGTTAATCTTGTATTATGTAATGTGCTTGTACTAACAGGAACTTATTATTTTAAATCTTTTGGTGCAACAGGAACTAATAGCACATATTTTACACAGATTGAACAAGTTACGCCGTTAGGAACAGTATTAGCAAATTCCTATGACAATAAAAGTGTAACAATAACTGGTAGAAATATGTATATTTATTATAGACTTGTAGTAAGACAAGGTGAAACTTTATCTAATGTTCAATTTAAAGATATGATAACAAAAGGCTCAACACCTACACCTATATTCTATCCATATAACGGAAACATTGTTCATGAAAAAGATTTAGTTAAATTTAGAAATGAATTGCCACTAATTAAAACATTTAATGGCACTTACGAGCAATGGTTAGCGCAAAACATTTCAGATAGTAGAGTTATAAAGATGAAAGTAATCCTTCTTTTACAAGAAGATGATACGCCTTCTTATGTAGACGCTAATTGCGGTTATAGCAATGATGCCCAAGATACTCAATATTTATATTATAACTATTATTCAAGTCAATATCGTCAAGTTTCAGCAACTGATAATGTAATTGTTTATTATATCTAAAGGGGGTATTGCTATGACAATTTATAATATAAAAGAACAAAAATGCACAAACGATAGTTGTTGTGTAAAATGCAAACATAAAAAAAACAATGTCTTATGCAATGGCATTGGTAAAGTTTGTTTCGCTTATGACACTCTTACTGGTAATGTATTAGATACTATTACCGGTAAGCCACTGTCTAAAGAAACTCTTGATAAAATGATAGAAAATATTAGAAAGGAAGATGATAAATAATGATTTTCACTATTCAAGAAACACTCATGCAAATTTGGGAAAATGTTAAGCCTATGTTAAGCGGTATCACTATCGGTGGTATAATCTCAACTGCTTTCTTCGCTGCACAAGGTGCTTTAACTAGAAAACTTATCAATAAGATTGATTATGAAAAAATTGTTAAAGATATGCACGATTCGGCTTTAAACAAAATCGGCGATACTACTTTAAATGTTGATATTGCACCTATTGTTGAAAAGCGTATGGGCGTTATTAAAGAAGAATTGAAAAAGGCTAATGAAGAAAAGATTAAACAATTACAAGCGCAACTTGATAAAGAAACAAAGTTGCTTGAATGGATAGGTGGTGTTTACAAAGACTCTATCGCAGTAAGCGATGAAAAGAAACAAGAGCTTATCGAAATTATAAATAGCAACAAGCCTGAAGTAGAGCCACAAATTCAAATCACTTCTATTCAAGGCATTACAAAGTTTGATGATCCAAAGCCTAAAGTAGAGCCTAAACCTAAAACTGAAAAGACTGAAATTATAAGATAGGTAGGGGGGTATCCATAAAAATGAAAGATAAAGTCGAAATCAATAGAGAAAAATTCTTATACATTTTCTACTCAATTTTGGATTTCGGCTTAACTTTCGGTGGAACTTCTGCAGTTATTATTGCTAATTATGTGGACGAGAATAATTCAACTGGATATAAAATTACATTTAGTGGGATTATTCTTGTTTCACTATTATTCTTTACTGCTAAAGCCATGTATGAACATAGCTATCAACGTAAGTTAGATAATTATTTACAAGACTTGGCTAGTGCTACCGATAATAATGTTAAGACTGAAATCAACAAAAAGATAAATGTATTAAAAAGAAAACAAGATGTATACAATAGAGTATTAGTTGTTGCACCATTTGCATTAGTCTACCTTATTACATATTTAGGTGCTAAAACTTTAGAATCTTTAAATGCTACTTGTGGACTTATGTTAGCAAGTCTTGGTATAGGTAGTATTTTCAATATTCTAAAAAAGCCTAAATACGAACAATACAAGCGTGATAAGTTAGAGTATAAAGTCAACAAGAAATACGCTACTACCACTAAATAGAAAGGAATAGATAACAATGAAGAAATCACTTACTTTTAGAATTAGAACTTTTATTCTAACACTTGGTTTAGTTGCTAGTTTAATTTTCTATTTTCTAGTATCTACTGTCTTTAAAAAGACTATGGACTGGATTGACTTTATTATGTTAGCCAGTGTCCAAATTATTATGCACTTCTTATATTATCCTGACGGCGAATTGAACGGGGAAAAAGATGAAGCGTATGATTCAAATAAAAAAGAATATAATCGTAAAGCTAATTTAGTAAACGACAAAAGACAAGTTAAGCGCCTTGAATCTTTTACCAAGGTTGATTTTGAAAATCGTAAACGTATTTATATTCAAACGCAATTAGGCTATATAGGGCTTGATTTAAACGACTATGAATATTTACTCAACCATTCTCAAGAAATTGATTTAAGGGCTAAATCCTTGCAAATTAACGGGCGTTTGATTACGCTTAAGAAATATAATAAGAAGATTCTTAAGAAATTGTTATATAAAAAGTTGCCTGTTGAGATAAACTCTGTAAATACTATCATGAGTGCTAACGAAAGCATAGCAGAAGGCAAGATTAAAGACAGGTCTAAAACTTACACTTTAATTATGCACATCAAGAAGATTATCACTGCTACTTTAGTTGGTGGATTCTTGGCTTATGTTGGCTATACAAGAAAAGACAATTTTGGTTTAGAAGATTTTGTTATGTTGATGATCGACTTAACATCAATGTTAGCGACTGCCGTATTATCTTATTCAAGTGGAGAAGTTGCAACCAAGAAATATAAATGTGAGTTCTATGTTGAACTTTCATTATTCTTAAACAATTTCTTTGAGTGGCTTTTAACAGAAGAGAAAGTTGATATTAACAAGCCTTATGAAGAAATCATTCTAATAGAGAATAAGGCAAAAGAAAATATAGAAAAACCAAAAGAAATAAATTATAATGAAAATGTAGATAGTAAGTTGACTATCTAACGTTGTTATAATTCTTTCGAGCCTGTTAGGAATAAAAAACTAACGGGCTTTTGTTTTATATTGGCAAAAAAATTGACAATGTATAAAATATAGCATATAATAATAATTGCCTAGAGATAGGTAAAAATAATTATTATTCCCATTTATTTTTAAATTATTATATTTTTTAATTTTTTTCTTTTTCGATTGAGCAGTGAAAACTGCTCTTTTTTATTTTTATATAAGATTCATGCAAAATAAAAAGCGCCTTAATTAAAAGACGCTTGCGCAAATTATAAATACAACATTGGAGGGTTATATAATGTATGGTGTGTAGCTTGAGAATCGAACTCAATAATATGCCAAGAACTACACATAGGTGGATTGGTCTTGAAATGTATTTAAGAAAAAGGTAACGTCAAAATAGACCAATCCTGAATTGTGCTTTGATTTAATTATTTGTTATATTGTTTTAAAGGGTGGCTATTTTCTAACCACGACTATATTGTAGCATATAAAATTAAATATCGCAAATTTATTGCCATACCTTTTGTAAATTTCTTTAGTTGCATAAGTTGCATAAGTTGGTAAAGTATTGGTCTTTTGTTGGTCAAACATTGGTCTAAAATTGGGCTAAACCTATATTTAACACTTAACTTTATGTAAAAAATACCTAAAACCTTTAAATTAGCCTTTAAATAATAAAAAAGTTGGTCCTAAAACCAAACCTTATATTTTATATTTAACTTTTTAAAAAAAATAAATGTTGATAAATAATAATGATTCTTTATATTTATATAAAACTCTTTCCTATATATAATATAAAGGTCTATTTCTAGATATAAAACTTTTATATTATATAGAGCTTTAGCTCTTCGTAGAAAAGAAAACCGAAAAAAGAAAAGACACCTTCATTATCCCATTTTTTAGGGTCTTGTCAAATTATTTGCCATAGTTTTAAAAATATTTCACATAGATTTCACATAAGGCTATATTTTATATAAAAAAGTTATATATAAATGTTGCTTAATGTTATTGACAATTATTAAGGAAAAGAGTATATTAGAGATAGCATAGAAAAGTGGAAAAGAGAGTGATATTATGAAAGAATTAGAATTATTAAAGAACTTAACTGTGCAAGATTTATACAATGATTGTGAAGAACATTTGTTAAAAGGGGATTGTGAACATTGTTTAAAGAATAAATATAATCTTCCAATCAATGTATGTGATTTAGCTTTAGAAGATTTAGACAAAGCAGTAAGTATTTGTAAAAAGAAGGAATAGTATTATGCAAAGTGTTATAAAGTGGTGGATTGAGCCATTTATAAAAGATTATGGAACTCAAACGCCATTCGATATTTTTAAGATGTGGGCTTTTACTAGTACCATCTTTATTATCTTGTTATTTACTTATGCTTTAATTGATTATTGGTTGAGAAGTAAAAAATGAGCTTTAACAAGGTAATGATCGTGCTATCTGTAATAGCAACAATTTATAATATGATAATGTTAGGTAAAGGTGGAAAGAATGGAAAAATTGGTAAGTAAGCAAAATTATAAACAAGCAGTAGATAAAATGAATCATGTTTTATTAAGTTCAATAGTAAGAGATTATTATAGAACGTATGGAACATTTAATGACGGACTAGTAAAAGAGTTAAGCAAAATTGAAACTCAATTAGATAGCCCAATTGTTGATGTATTAAAGGTAAATGAAAGTGGGTATGTTATCAAGGTGGAAAAAGAAACATATCAACTTGTATGTAAAACAGGAGTATGGAACGCATTTAAAGAATAGGGGGTATAATAGTGAAGAAACGGATTACAGCTGATGATTTAAAGGTAGGGCAATATGTTCAATTCAGTATGGGTTATGAAAACGATAGTGATGTATTATTTAGAATAATTGATATTCACGCCGAAACCAATCATATCCTAGTGTTAGATATTGAAACAAATATGTATAATTGGGAAAGAGTAGAATACATAGAAAAAGTATTTGAAGTAAATGAGCTTATGCAAAATGATTAAAGAATAGGAGATAATTATGCAAGAACAAGAATATAACAATGCTATTCAAGATTGGTTAGCAATCATTGATTATAGCGATAAAGCACAAACAAAATGGTGTAGAGATAATATTACATCAATTAGAAAAAGTTATCGAATTAACCGAAAGGAGAAAAATCTAGCCTAGTGATAACTAGGTTTATGCAACTTGATAAAAGCATAGTAAAAGAATTATAATTGCGTGAAAGTCTAATAAACGAGTAGCAAGGGAAGAGTAAACATTGCCTACAGGTTAGAACCTGTGGAGCGATTTGGAATCTTTCGAGTTTAATTTAGAAGATAGAATAGCGAAAATTAAAGCTATAAATGAACAATACAATTTAGAGAAATATGGTTATGTATCTTGTAGTGGTGGATTAGACAGTATGGTTGTATCTGCATTACTTGATGTAGCATTGCCAAATAATAAAATACCAAGAGTATTTATGAATACAGGAATTGAGTATTTAGATATTGTTAAGTTTGTAAAAGAAGTAGCGTCAAAAGACGATAGATTTGTAATTGTAAATAGTGGTGTAAATATTAAAAATATGCTTAATGAAGTTGGTTATCCGTTTAAGGCTAAACAACACGCACATAACATTCATATCTATCAAAATAATAAAGAGTTATGTGATAAGTATGTTAATGAAATAGAAAACAATCCAGAGTTAAAAAACAATTACGATTACATTCACAATTTACCAAAAGGTGTTAAGACATTTATCAAGTATTGGTTTGGAATAAGAGAGAGAGAGAGAAGTATTTACCTCTATGAAAGTTATCCCTGAATCATTAAGATACCAAAAGAGTGATGAATTTAAACTTAACATAAGTGATAAATGTTGTTATAAACTTAAAAAAGAGAATTTTGCTAAATGGGAAAAAGAGAATGGCAGATATATCGGGCTAACAGGTATCAAAAGTGAAGAAGGCGGTATGAGAAGTGTTATTCAATGCACTGCATTTGATGATACTGGAAAGTTAAGAAGATTTCATCCTTTAAAGCCTGTAACAAAAGAGTGGGAATGGGAATTTATAAAAAGATATAATGTTCCTATTTGTAAGCTATATTATCCACCATACAATTTTGAAAGGACAGGTTGTAGATGTTGCCCAAATGCCGAGAATGTTCAAGAAGAACTTAACACTTTATATAAGTTATTCCCAAATGAATATAAGATTGCAAAGCAATTATGGAAACCTGTGTTTGATGAATACATAAGAATAGGATATAGATTAAAGTATTATCCTGATGAAAAAGGCGTTCAATTATCAATATTTGATTTAAACGAACAAAATTAAGCGTATAGCGAGTTTTAAGCAAGAAATGAGTATTTATTCATTCTATTGCTAAAACGTTAAAATAAAGCAAATTTGAAAGGAATAAAGTATGTTAAAAGAAACATTAAAAGAATTAGGATTAGAAATAGCAGACCATTGGAAAACAAAAGCCAAAACAATAGGTAGAGAGCATATACATAATTATTATACATTTAAAATTGGAAATGCTTATTGGTGCGCAAGTGAAGCTCCAATTATAAATAATCAATATAGTTATGTGTTATCAAGTGAAGAGAATCCGTTTAATATGAAATATGCAGGATATGACCTAAATGAATTAAAAGAGATTCTAAAGGAAATCATATCACGAGAAGAAAAGACTTGCTAAAAGTTATTAAATGTTATTGACAATATTATTCAAAAAGCATATAATATTAGATGTAAGGTATGCTTACGGAAAGAGGTAATAATATGTTATATAATTTTGAATTGGTTGATTATGAATGTGATAATGATAATCAACAAGTAAAGGTAAAATTAGAATGTGAAAGCGAGAATGAATCAGTTGAGTGGGACTATGTAAATGAAGAGCCATCATGTTCAGCAACAACTTGCCACGGACAAACTTATCTATATGTAAGTTATAGTGATATTGTAGATTCATTGCTAAAGTCAAAGAGTAAATCAATATGGGCTACCGATAATGAACTTATTGAGTTAGAAAAAATGAGTGATAATGATGATTATCCAGACATTGAATTTATAGATGCTTGGGTAGACCATTATATCAATAGTATCAATTTTGATAGAGTTGGTAGAGAAGATAGTGATTTTATGGAAGAACACTTTAGTAAAATTGAGTATGAACCAGACTATGAATAAGTAAATGGGTTTAAAAAGGGATAGGGTAAATTTAAAATAAGGAGATTATTATGGAAAATACAAAGTTAAACATTTATCAAAAATTAAGAAAGGTGCAAACTGAATTAAAAGCGCCTAAAGGACAATACAATAAGTTTGGAAACTATATGTATAGAAGTTGTGAAGATATTTTAGAAGCATTAAAGCCACTACTAGATAGAGAACAATTAGTTTTAATCTTAAATGATAGTATGGAAGTGGTAGGCGATAGAGTTTATGTTAAAGCTACTGCAACACTAACAAACGCCGAAGATGATAGCCAAGTTATTACAACAAGTGCATTTGCTAGAGAAGAAGAAAGTAAAAAGGGTATGGACGGAAGCCAAGTTACAGGAGCGTCAAGTTCTTATGCAAGAAAGTATTGCTTAAATGGTTTATTCAATATTGATGACAACAAAGATAGCGACGCAACAAACACAGGTGATTCATCTGCAACTGTTGAAATGGCTACAAGTGAGCAAGTAGCAAAACTTGAAGAATTGCAATTGCGTAATTGGTGTAAGACTAAAAAGGGCAAAGAGTTAGAAGAACTTACAAAAGCCGAAGCAACAAAACTAATTGAAGTTGTACTAAAGAGAAAGGAAGCACAAAATAAGGCTCAATAAGAGCCTTTTAGTGCAAGGTGGTAAAAATGAATAAAGTTATTATGTCAGGGAATATCTGCAATGATCTAGAATTAAAAGTAAATGGCGATTTAAAAACATTAGGTGTTAGATTAGCCGTTAGACGTTCTTTTAAAACAAACGGTAAATATCAAAGCGATTTTATCAATATGACCGCATTTGATAAGACAGCCGACTTGTTAAGCCAATATTCACATAAAGGCGATAGCATTATGGTAGTTGGTAGATTACAAAATTGTAATTATCAAAAGCAAGACGGCTCAACAGTCTACCAAGATAAAGTTATTATTGAAAGTGTTGAATTCTTGGGTAAGAGAGAAGAAGAGCCAGTTGAAGAAGAAAAGCCAAAGCAACCAAGCAAGAAAGTAGAACCTAAAGCAAAAGGTAGAGCATTTAGCGAAGGTTTTGAAGATATGACCGAAGATGATTTACCATTCTAAAGAGAAAGAGAGTTATAGCAATGAATACATTTGAAATTAAGTTAGGCGATAAAACACATCGCTATCAAGTCATTAAAGACGGGAAAGAATTAGAAGTAGATTCAAGCGTTACACAGGTGCTAAAGGCAGTTGATGTAGCGCCTAATTATGACGGAATCAATGAAGAAGTAATGAAGCATGCAAGTGAGTTGGGAACTAGCAAGCACGCCGAAATGGAAAACTATGTCAAATATAAAGGCGCAACTGAATTAAGCGTTTACGAAGATGTAGAAGATAGCAAGACTGCTATTGATAGCTTGTTTGATTTAAACAATGGACAATTTAATACCGAAATGCCTATTGTGTTAGAATATAAAGGCAAAGTTATTGCAGGAACAATTGATTTATTAGCAGTAGCATATCAACATATTATTGATTATAAGTTTACAAGCCAAATTCATAAAGATTATGTTGAAGCACAATTGAATCTATACGCTTATGCAGTAAGACATTTTAATGGAACTATCAACGGAATCGAATTGAATAATGTAGATATTAAAAGAATCAGTGCAATTCATAAAGGCGAGATTATCGAATGTGAATTGTGGGAAGATTCAAAGGTAGAAGATTTACTAGATTGTTATGTAAATGATTTACCATATATTGATGAAAAAGCATTGCAAAATGTAGAATGTATCAATACTGAATTAGTAGCGCAAGAATACGAGTTAGCGCATTTTGAAGAAAAAGTTAAGCAATTAAGCGATTTAATTAAGGCAAGAAGAGAAGCTATTTTAAATGAAATGCTAGAAAAAGGAATCAAGTCTTATGAAATCGGTGGTGTAAAATATACAGCAGTTGAGCCTACAACAAAAGAAACATTTGATAGCAAGAAACTTAAGGAAGATAATCCAGAGTTATATAACAAGTATAAAAAGACAAGTCAAGTCAAAGCAAGTTTACGTGTTAAGGTGGTGGAATAGTGTTATACCAAGTTCAAATACAAGGTTATATTGTTTGGTATAAGAATAAAATCAAAGAAGGTAGCAATATTACAAATCGGTTAAACGGATTCATTTTTACGTATAATGATGAACTAGGCGACTTTAAATGTAGATTGGCACAATCATTCCAAGCATACAACCAAGTTGCCGATTTAATCGAAAAAGACTTTCCACAGGAATACAATTTTAATGGTAAGCCGATTTATAGTGAAAAAATGCAATGTGTTGTAAACGGAACAATAATTCCTATTAAGACTTGGAGCAAAACTAAAAAGCGTTATGCTATTACACCAACATTAAGAATAGATAGAATTTATCATGTATATAGAAATCATCAAGAATTGGTTGAGAATCTAGGCTATGACAAGAATGATGAAATTCAAGCCGAGTTAGATAGATACACAACCAACGTTGAAGATGAAGTATCATTTGATGAACAAGAATTTGATATGTTAGAAAGGAAATGATAGAAATGAAAAAAGAGAATATCTTAATTAGTATTAGTGAAGCAACACAAAAAACAGGACGATCAAGACAATACATCTATCAACTTATTAAAGACGGGAAAATCAAAAAGCATACAGAGAATGGTGTATTGAGAGTTGATTTCCTAGAATTGTATTCATATATCTCAACAGGACACTATGAAAAAGTAGGTAGACCTAGAAAGAAAGCAAAATAAAGCGATATAGCGCATTTTAAGGTTAGGACGTATAAATTATCGTTTTAGCCTTAAAACGTTAAAATAGCGTAAATTTAGGTGAAATATGAAAGTATTAGCATTAGATGTAGGCACAACCGAAACAGGATATTGTGTAGTTGATAGTGAAACAAGAAAGCCAATTGAATTTGGAAAGATAGATAATGACTTGTTGCTAGATAGGTTAATGGGACATTATCCGTTTGATTATGATATATTTGTCTATGAACAATTTACAAGTTATGGAATGCCGATAGGCGCAACAACATTAGAAGCTATTAAGTGGAATGGAAGATTTATTCAAGCAAACATAGATAATCAATGTAGACCAATTTATAATATAACAAGAATAGAAGAAAGGCGTGTAATCTGCAACAGTGTTAAGAGTGGAGATACTGAAGTAAAACATGCGTTGATAGAAAGGTTTGCGCCTAAAGATAGCAATTTTGGAAAAGGGACAAAGAAGAATAAAGGATTCTTTTATGGCTTTTCAAAAGATATGTGGAGCGCTTATGCAGTAGCAACAACCTATTTAGACCTGTTAGGAACAAAAGATGAAAAGCAAATAAGTGAATATTAAAGGCACTAGAAATAGTGCTTTTTTCTTTTTAAAAAGTTATTAAATGTTATTGACAATATTAAAAGAAAAGACTATAATAGGAAATGTAGATAGCAAGTGAATTGCTAGGAAAGAGGTAAAATATGGAATTTAAAGATTTATTAAAAGTATTAGAAGAGTATTATGCAAAAGCAAGTGAAGCTCAAGCAGTAAGACAAAAGTGGTTTGACGATGAACTTAAAATCAAAAATGTAAGTGTGATAGCTCAAAGTAATTACAGAGAAACTATGACACAATTACAAGATACAATTACACATGAGCTTGATTATATCTTCTCAATTTATAGAGAAGATGACAAATCTGAAATTGAAATAGTAAAAAATAACATTAACTTTTTCATTGAAATCGCAAATAAATGGATTGAGGGTTTTGAAGAAAATAAGGGGGAATAATAAATGGCAAAGCAAGAAAAAGAAACAATGAAAGACAGGGTTGTCAAATATATGGAAACATTTGGCAGTATTACAACAATGGAAGCGTTCGCTGATCTAGGTTGCACTAGATTAAGCGAATATATCCGTCAAATTAGAATGGAAAGGGAAGTAAACAGTGAAATGATACACGCTAAAAATAGATTTGGCGAGCCTGTATGGTATTGTAAGTTTACTTTAGGAAAAGTATATGTCAAGAACTAGATGTGTAGATGATGTTATAAATAGCAAGTTTGGGGAAGTAATCGACACTTATAGAAAACAGTGTAAACGAGCTAAAGAACATCATGATATAGTAAGAGTGAAAGAATTAAAGCAAGACTTTTATACATTTAAAGAAGTATATCCAGAAAGAATGATAGATTATTTTTGGGTATTTATAGCACAAGGCAGTTTTGATAAAAGCCTATTAAGAAAGGAATAGCAATATGGCTTGGAATTTATTTGAATTTGAAGAAGAGATAAAGAAAGCCAAAGAGCCAAAAACTGAATCGCCTAAATTGGTAGATTTTAGGAATTGGGTATTTGAAACAAATAGATTTAAGAAATATGACCAAGTCTTATTAAGAATAATAATGAGTTGGTACACAAGCGATTATTTTGACCTTGAGAAAGATAAATATGAAGAAGAGTGTAAGATAATCGAGAATCAACTTAAATCTTATTGGGAAGTATTTACAGGTAAGAATCTAACAATAGCATCTTATTACAACAATGAAAGATATACTTTAATATTCAAACCTAAAGGCGATTACATTGTAACAACCGATATAAAAGATTTTGAAGATGAAGTATGTTTTCCTGCATGTGCTATTTGGTGGTATGATGAGCAAGGCAACCGAGTAGAATCTAACGAATATATGACACTTAAAAATAAAAGTGAAGAAGAATATTTGCATAGACTACTCGATCCGGCTTATGAAAAATACGGAAATAAGTATAATATAGATTTTAAAGATAGAAGAGATTATTATTTCCATAAAGTGTTAGGCTTTGAGAATTGGAGCAAACCTAGATTTAATGATTCACCTAGCAAGAATTGGTTTAGCTTTAGTTGCAGAGTTGGAACTTATGGAGATATGATAGCATATTTTCAAAAGCAAGAAGCAAGTCAAATAACAGTAACATATCAATTTGACCATACGGCAACAAGCGATGAAGTCATCGAAAAAATGCGAGATGTTGAAAGCAAGAAAAAACAGCTTATGCCCGATCATTATGTATATAAAGGTTTTGAGATAAATAAGAATGGGAACAAATATAATCTAACCTTAATATATGTAGACAAGAAATATAGAGTAGATGAAGGAGATATAGAATGAAATACATAAGAACTGAAAAAGGAATATATGAAGTTGTAGGTGCAGATAGTTGCTCATATTTAAATGCACCACCAGAAATGTATTACATTACAAGCAATAACAAGAATATATTAAAAAGCGAAGTAATAGCTCAAGCCGATACCATTGAAGAATTATGTGATGAGTTTGTATTGGTAAATGAAAATGTATTTACTAAACCACAAATGTTAGAAGATGATTATAACAGAATAGATTTAAACTATTACAAAAATGAAGATATTTATGGTGCAATATGGACTGACACAGGACTTCGTTATGTAGCCAAAATGAATGAAAAAGGAGAACTAGAATTATTATGAAAATTTTAATTACAGCATCAAGCAGCTGGGGAAATGCAGCCGATTATAAATTATTATTAAAAGATTTTAAGTATGAAGAAGTGGGAGATGAAGATTATTTCAAGACCTATGTTGAAATAAACTCACTTGAAGATTTAGAGAAATTAAATGAAGCAGTCGACCATAAATTGGTAGTAGATTTTAGAAAAACTCATAAAAATTTTAATGATGAACCATTTATTGAAATTTATGACACTTGGAGGGAATAAAAATGCCGATAATTGTTAAATGTATATTGGGCATTGTTGCGATTATTGGAACTGTAATTATGCTTGTTGATGACTTGAGAAATGGAAGGTGGAAATAATTATGAAAAAGAAGCTTGGAGATTTAACTTTAGGGGAAGTTAGAAAAATACATTTAAAGCATTTTAACCAAGATAAGGAAAGTTGCGACCACAATTGTCCTTTTTGGGAACTTGAACATATATGCAATTATGAAACACCAGAGCTTACAAATGAAGATTTAGATCAAGAAGTAGAGGTGGAAGAATAATGGAAAAAACAAGAGTAAAGTTATTTAGATGTGGCGAATACGAATTAGAAAATAAAATAAATAAATGGCTAGAAGAACATAATGTAGAAGTGGTTGATATAAAATTAAGTATGGAAAAAGCAGCAGAAAGGGCTTTAATTATTTATAAGGTGGAAGAATAATGGAAAAAGAATTAGAAGCATTAGATAGACTAGTGCAGAATGTATTTAATAGTTGTGATAGTGATGAAGTTTTAAAAGATTATGAAACTATCAAACAAGCCTTACATGAACTAAAGTCAATTAAAGAAGCCAAGCCTAGTGAAGCGTTGAAACAAGTAACTTATTTAAGTGCTATATTACCAGATTGGCAAAGGGTAAATAATGGAGTAGATAGCTTGAGTATTATCAAACAAGCCTTAATGACCAAGAGTAAAAAGGAACAGGCTTTTGATTTTTTAACAAAGAATTTTAAAGTAATGGTAGGTGTAGATAAAGGTAAAGATTTAGATTTTGCTTGCTTGATGTTTTCTGCTAAAGATATGAAAAAAGTCTTTTGGCTTGCAGGTGCATATAAGCAACAAGACCTAAAAACATATAATCAATTATTAGAATTGAAAGAGGTATTAAATGATAATTCACAAGAATAGAATAACAATAATTTTAGAAGAAGATGAAATCAACGCATTTAACAATGTAATAGAATTTGCATTAGATTTGGACGCTAAAGAACATTCAATGACTGAAAGCGAAAGAAAACTAGCAAAAAAATTAGATGAAATTAGCAATGAGATTTATGATTAAGGAGATGTTATAATGTATAGAGAAGATATATCAAAGGTTGGATTTTCTATCGCAGCCGTTATATTGGTTATTCTTCTTTTTATAGCATGTATTGTAGAAGATTCAAAGAACACGATCCAAGAAGGATATGTTGTAGGTAAACATTATGATAAACCTAGAACAACTTATATTTGGGCTGGTAAATTTGTAGTTCCACATCATGAGCCAGAACACTATGTTATCTCAATAGAATTAGAAGACAAACATTATAGCGGTAGTGTAAGCAAAGAATTTTATATGGAAGTTGAAATAGGAGATTATGTAAATTTGGTAACTGAAACAAAGGTGGTATTAAAGAATGACTAATGAAGAAATGTTAAAATCAGATTTAGAAAGAGCCGTTAAGGAATTGGAAATTGACGGCTCAAACACAAAGCAAAGAGTTAAGTATTTGCTAGAAGAATGTTTGGAAGTGTATTTCAAGCCAAAGAAGTATTTGACTTTTAATGAAGCTATAAAAGAATTTGAAACCGATAAAGTTTATAAGGTAAAATTAAATAAGAGCGATTATATAGTGTTTAAACGATTAAATTCGTTTTGCGATAAGGAAATAATTTTAGAATCAGACGGTGCTGGTTGTTTTAAGTTTAATGAATTTTTGAGTGGCGATAGGCAATTTTTCGACAATTTACATTTAGAGCTAGTGGGGGAATAATATGCTTAAAATATTCAAAACCAAAGATGAAGCGTTAAAATTCATTAAGAAACTATCATTTGATAATGTTAGATATAATGAAGTTAAAATTCGTAAGATTGGAAAGGAATGGTGGATAGATTATGAATAGATTAACAAGAAAAACAAATCAATATGATGATACTGATTATGGTTATGTAAGAAACTATGAAGATACTGAACTTCCAGAAATAATGGAAAAACTAGGCGAACTTGAAGATATAGAAGAACAACTAGGTTGTCCTTTAGATGTTGTTTTTAAAGCATTGACAAACGGTTTTAAGTTTATAGTATCAAGTCATAAACTAGGGACTCTAAATCAAATAGTAAATCAAATGATTTATTGTGATTATGCTTATTTATATTATGCAGATGATGTAAACGAATGGTGTATTGCTACAATTCATGATTGTTTTTATTTAAAAGACTATAAAAAGACTTGGTGGTTGAAAGAAACAAAGGAGGAATAATATGTTATTTTTGTATAGTAAAAGACACAAGTTGGCTAAAATGTTTGAAAAGTGGTGCAAAGAAAATAATGCAGATGATAAAGACCATACTAATATGATAAGTTGGTTGTATATGAACAACTTGCTTAATATTGAAGAAATAGAAAAAATTATAAAGGATAAGAGTGAATAGTTATGAAAAGAATTAAAAAAATATTAGGTTTAATATTAGTTAGCATATTGCTATTGCCTTTAGCAAGTTGTAGTTCACAACATAATGCCAAAGTAGATAATCCAAGTGAAGATACAAAGATTTTGGTTTTTGTTGGTAAACAAGACAAAATGAGTTATTATTATGACAAAGATACTAAAGTAATGTATGTTCTTTATGCTGATTATAGCGTAGGCGTTGGATTGACACCATTGTATAATCCTGATGGGACATTAAAACTTTATGAAGAAAGCGAGAATAAATAATATGGAAGATTTAAAGAAAGAAACTGCTAAAGAGATAATCAATTATCTTGAAGAAAAACTAAAAGATATTGAAAACAATAGATATATTAGTGTTGTAACTATTAAATCATTGGTTAACCACTATTTAAATGAGCTAAAAAAGAAATATGATTTAAAGCCTAAATATCCTACATTAAGGGAATATATAAACGAGCATAGTAGTGGTGCTTATCATAGATTTAGTTTTTCCATAGGAGGAGTATTAGGAGCTAATGTAATAGACTGTGAAGAATTTGAGAGATATTTCAATCCTTCATTGTTAGATAAATATGTTGTAGTTGATGACAAGCAAAGCGACAATGGCGGAGATTGTGAAAACTATGAATGTAATCATTATTTAGCAATAAAAGAAATTGAAGAATAGGAGAATAAAAATGATTAGATTAAATAACGCAAGCGAAACAAGAATAAATGAAAAGGATATAAATCTTTATCGTCCAAAAGATGAACTAGGCTTACCTGTAATAACAATGGTAATTTGTGGAGATGCCGAAAATTTATATTATAATAATGAGCAATTAAGAGATAAAGACATTGAGCTTTTAGATCAGTTGTTTGATGTAAAAGATATAAAAGAGCAAGTTGAAATAGCGAAGCTTAAAAAAGAAGTAGCAAGTCATGATATGAGTATTCCAAGCGAGTGTGCAAGCGAATATATAAGTAATCTAAATACCTGTGCGCCTGTAAAAAAATCCAAGCCCGAAATTAGAGTAAATATAATGCAAGAAGATAAATATCTTACTTGGGATGAAGTTTGTAATAAAAAAGGAGAATACTTCAGTGCAGAAATATCAAATGTATTAGTTACTCTTCTATATAATGGTCATGAGATTACAATATTTAATGGTAATGCGATTGCCAGTTTTGTTTATAGCAAAGACCTATTCAATGCTTTAAAGCTAAAGAAGGTGGAATAATGGAACATATCATATGTAAAATAGAACCTGATGTAATCGCTAGAGGGATGTGTGATATAGCTAATGGAGATATATCTAAAAATGAGCTAGATAGTGTTTTATTAAAACATGGTAAAGAAAAATTGTTGATGACTGTATCACGTTTTGTATTTGAAAATAAGGAATACAAAATAAGAATTAAACGTAATCCGTTGACAGCCAAAGAATTTGAATATGTAGAATTCATAATAAAAGATATATGTTGTCATAAAAAGAGCAAGATTGAAAAATGTATGGCAGTATTACAACAATGGAAGCCATATAATTTAGAATGTGAAATAGAATAAGCAAAATTAAGCGTATGCGTGCGTTTTGCATTAAGCATAGTAAAATATTCAAGTTTAGTATAAAACGTGCGTATAACGCAAATATGAAAGAAATAGAGATATATATATGAATTTCAGTGATGCATTAAAAGAATTAAAGAATGGAAAGAAACTACAACGCAGTGGTTGGAATGGTAAAAACTTATTTGTATATTTAGTAAGTGGTGGAGATTATAAAGTGCAAATGGATTGCATAAAGCCTTATGCTGATAATAATGGTTGTGTCCACTATGAGCCTTATTTTGCAATTAAGAATGTTAAGAATACAATAAATACATGGATTCCAAGCGTTAGTGATATATTGGCTAATGACTGGGAAGTAATAGATTAAGAACAAGAGGCATATATATGATATTAGAATTTGATGTAACAGTAGCAAAAGTTTTGTTTATAGTTTTATTCGTTTGTTTTTTGTTGGCTTGTATAATCAGTGCTTGGCTAGGTACAACTTGTAATAAGAAAGATAAAGAAATAAAATCTATTGAAGCAAAGACTAAATCTAAAATGACTGATTATTACAACACAACAATGCAGGAATTAGCAAACAATATACATAGCTTTAATGCTGAAGCTCGTGAAAAAGAAAGACAAGAATGGAATAGAGAAAAACAAAATCTTATCCGTAAATTGAAAGCAGAGAATCCGTTTGCTATTAAGTATGAATTAGGTCAAGTAGTTTATGTATTTAAAGACAATAGAATCTATAAAGACAAGATTAAAGAAATCAAGATAAATAAAAAAGAAACAACATACACAGGATTGATTCTTAAAGATATAAAAGAAAAATATGTGTATGCTACATTTGATGACCTATGCATTGATAATAAGCTAAACAAAGATGATATATTGATGTATGCATATAACAATGACATTGATAAAAAGGAAAGAAGAATTGAGTGCTAAATGCACTCTTTTTTTATGTGTAAATGTTATTGACAACTACTAATGATTCACTTATAATAAAGGCAGATAAGAAAGAGGTAGCAAAACATGAAGAAGAAAAAGAGAACACGAAACGATATAGAGCCAACAGCTTATATTGTGGTATTGATAATATATATTTTAATAGTAATATTTTGGTATTTGAACCGGTTCAGATAAAATGAATCGGTTTTTATTTTGCACCACTTGAAAAAAGAATCTGCACAGGATCAGCACATAAAAAGAATAATCTTAAATTTAACGTATAAGCTCGTTTTAATAAAGACATAAGTATTTTATCAAGTAAAGTATTAAACGCTCTAAAATCATTTAAAATCGCTATTATATAGCATATTATTATTTATACTTAACTTTTATATTATACAAATGTATTTATTTATATATTATAAAATAAACCTGTTTATTATTATATCTTTCTATTTTATATATAATTCTATAATATTCTTATGTATAGAAAT